CAGGAACTACGTCTGTATCTGGCACTTATCCTAACTTCACCATTACGGGTGCTGGAACAACCTATACAGCAGGTAGCGGTCTTAGCTTAACTGGGACTGAGTTTGCTAACACTGCCCCAGACCAAACTGTTGCCTTGACTGGTGCAGGTGCTACAAGCATATCTGGCGCCTACCCTAACTTCACAATCACTAGCACTGACACCGTATACACGCACCCATCAGCTCACTCTATTAGTTTTATCACTGGGCTACAGGCTGCGTTGGACGGCAAGGTAGACGACTCTCAGGTTTTAACAAACGTGCCATCGGGTGCTTTGTTTACTGATACCAATACGGTTTATACCCACCCATCAGCTCACTCTATTAGTTTTATCACTGGCTTGCAGGCTGCGTTAGATGCAAAAGTAGATGACGGTCAAGTTCTAACTAACGTGCCTGCGAACGCTTTGTTTACTGATACGGTGTATACGCTACCTTCTGGCTACGCCACTGAGACATATGTCGGCAACCAGATCACAGCGCTTGTTGACTCTTCACCCGCCACAATGGATACGCTTAACGAGCTAGCAGCTGCACTGGGTGATGATCCTAATTTTGCTACTACGGTATCAACTAGCATTGGTACAAAGTGGACTCAAGATAACACTAAGATTTCACAGTGGAACACTGCCTACGGCTGGGGTAATCACGCTAGTGCTGGGTATCTAACAAGCTACACCGATACTAATACTACTTACTCTATCCAAGATGGAGAGCTTTCGCAGAACAACTTTACCAATGCCGACCACACTAAGTTAAATGGTATAGCCACAGGGGCAAACAACTACACGCTTCCGTTCACTAATAATAGCGCCAACTGGAACACAGCTTACGGCTGGGGTAATCATGCTTCTGCTGGATACTTAACAAGCTACACCGATACCAACACGACTTACTCTGCTGGTACTGGTATCTCCCTGTCTGGAACTACCTTTAGTCTGACCGACACTAACACTAAGTTGAATCTGTCTGGCGGAACAATGACTGGCGAGCTGCAATTAAACGCTCGGCTAGACATTGGCTCTGGTACTCAAAACGATGCAGAAATACGCATTTATAAAGCCGATAACAATGTCTCTGACCATATACAGTTTTACAACGGCACAACCCGTATGGGTGAGATCGGCTGTCATGACACTACTTGGCTACGCATAAACCAAAGTACCGCAAAAAACATTTACACGCCAAGATACATAAGAGCTGACGGCGGTTTCTTTGTTGATAGCACTGCTAAAGGTATTAATGGTTCCGGTAACTTTATTGGTGGAACGATCACTGGCGCTTCTGATGCAAATGTATCTAACTGGAACACAGCCTACGGCTGGGGCAACCATGCTTCTGCTGGGTACTTAACAAGCTACACCGATACTAATACCACCTACTCTGCTGGCACTGGCATCTCCCTGTCTGGAACTACCTTCAGCCTGACGGACACTAACGCTAAGCTCAATCTTTCTGGCGGTACGCTGACTGGTGCTTTAGAGATAGCTGGAAATGGTGACCTGCTAAATCTTAGAGCGCCTGTTAATGGAAACACTGTGCGAATGACATTTAGCTCAAATGTCCCAGACACTCAAGTTGGTCATATTCAATATACACACCAGAACACGGCTTCTTACGGTTCTGGAGAGGCTTTTTACATAGGCGGCACTGAGTCTACAACAACAATATTAGCTGATGGTAAGCTAATGTTTAAAGAAGGCATCTACCTTAAGCCAGCAACAGGAACAGGTGCAGGCACCCGTAAAGATTCTAATTGGGATACAGCCTACGGCTGGGGCGACCATGCTTCTGCTGGTTACACTTCTAACGTAGGTGATATCACTGGAGTCACAGTTGGAACTGGTCTCGATGGCGGTGGCACTTCTGGCACTGTAAATATAACGCTAGACTTGTCTGAGTTTACTGACATGACTGCTGCGGTAGTTGGTACTCAAGATGAATTAATCTTACTCGACAATGGCGCAGAGCGAAGAAAGTTAATTTCAGAAATAACTCTCAGCGACTTTAATAACGACTCTGGCTGGACTTCTAACGTAGGTGATATCACTGGCGTAACAGCAGGAACAGGTCTTACAGGTGGTGGTACTTCAGGTACTCCAACACTAAATGTTATTGGTGGAACTGGCATCACAGCAAATGCCAATGATATCGCAGTTGATTCTACTGTATTAACAACATCATCAAGTACTCAAGTAAAAGCTGGCGTTCTAAATACTAGAAACAATGCAGTTGATGATGAGACACTTTTTGCAATTACAGACTCAGATACTACCGAAAGCATTAAGGCTAAGTTTTACACTACGAGTAATGCCTTTTCAAAGGTAGACGATGCTACAGCTCCTGCGTCTGGAGTTTTTAAGGTACAGGGTAGTGTTTCCCCTGTGTGGGGTGAATACATCCCGATGGATGATGAAACAGAAATCATGTTTGAATGCTGGATTAAGCATGTTTCTGGGTCTGATACGTCAGGAAACTTCTATGCCGGTGGTCAGTTCTATAACGGAAGCAAGACTAGTTATGGAAACACTCAGCGGTATTGGGGTGCCAATGGTGACACCCACGATAGCAATACGCCAAACCCACCTCGCTGGAGACACATCAAAGGTGTTATGCATGGTGGTGCTATACGTTCGCAGTCAACTACACCAGATGCTCAGTACGTCAGGTTGCTTACACTGTTTAACTATAATGCAAGTGGAAACGCTTCTCACTTTTGCGGTTTTAGGTTTTACCGCAGCAAAAAAACAATATCGAGTCTTTGGTTAAAAACTCATAACACTACTAGCTACAATCAAGATAGCGCATGGCAGAACTTAGAAGCCTCTACCTCAGTCAATATCATTGATAACGCGGGTAACATTACATCGCCAGCAACAATAACTGCTTCGGGAGGCAACTCCGCCAATTGGAACACCGCTTACGGCTGGGGCAATCATGCAAGTGCTGGCTACACCTCTAACGTAGGTGATATCACTGGCGTAACAGCAGGAACAGGTCTTACAGGTGGTGGCTCTTCAGGTACTCCAACCCTGAATGTAATCGGCGGCTCAGGCATCACTGCTAACGCTAATGATATTGTTGTTGACTCTACTGTAATCAGAACTACGGGCAGTCAGTCAATGTCTGGGACTAAGACGTTTACAGGCTCCATAACTACACCTGTCTTAACAATGACAGGCGTTCAAAATAGAACAAAACTCAGCGTTTGGAGTGGAAGTACTTACGGCATAGGAATGCACAATGCTCACTCGTTCGGGGGGCTTAACGACTATGCCATGACGTTCCAGATGAACAACGACAGTGATCGTGGTTTCTGGTGGGGGGATGACGCTCATACAAACGCTCAAGGAGCTATGTCATTAACTACCAATGGAAAACTTAGTGTAGCAAGCGGAATCAGAGTCGGTTATGGAGAAACTGATACAACTTCTCCTGCCGCAGGACTTGCCGTTAGTGGAACAACGACACTTTCTGGTCAGCTAGACATGAACAACAACGACATCGTCGGCGTTGATCAGATTTTTCATGAAGGCGACTCCAACACTTACATGCAGTTCCATGCGGCTGATCAGTGGCGCGTAGTTACGGGTGGCGCTGAAAGGTTAGAAGTTAATAACACACAGGTCACTGTTGCTGGAAACATGGTGGTTAGTGGAACGCTCAGTGTTAGAACCGCAATTGATCTTGCTGACAATGACATTCTGCGCTTCGGAAGTTCGGATGACGTTGAGTTTTTCTGTAACGGCTCACATATGTACATGGACTTGAACGCAGGTATTGGCAACTTTTACATTCGTGACACCACCACAACTCGTTTCACCTTTGACGATGCAGGTCACTTCACCGCTACGGGTAACATAACAGCTTACTCAGACATACGCTTGAAGGAAGACATCAAGCCTATTGAAGATGCGGTAAGCAAAGTACAACAGCTAACTGGCAACACCTACACTCGTAACGATCTTAAAGACCCTGACAGACGCTATGGCGGTGTCATTGCTCAAGAGGTTGAGGTTGTATTACCCGAAGCTGTCTCTGAGTCAGAGGACGGTACTAAGACCGTGGATTATAACGCAATGATTGCCTTGCTAGTTGAGTCTGTTAAAGAACTTAAATCAGAGGTCGATGACCTTAAAGCGCAACTGGAGGCAAAGTAATGGCTTTAACCTCCTCAGGATCAAAGTCTTTCGCTGCCTTTAATGCAGAATTTGGGCTTGGCTATAACATTAGCTCCTACTATGGCTGCGACCCTTATTTGCCAGTTCCTAGGTCTGGAACTCTATCGTTCAGCAACTTTCACTCTGCTGACAATAGAACAGCTGAAATAACCGGAGGTAAATCTTTGGATGGGGATGGATCCGCCTTTGGTCGCTCTGGGTGGGCGGAAGCAAAAGGGTCAGGCTTCCTAACAGGGTCAGAGTCTTCTGAGAACAGAAACGCTTTTGGGTCTACTAGCAAAACAATGTATATGTCTTCAGGGCAAAGAATAGTAGGGCTATATGCAGCAGATCAAAGCTTCAGCACTAGTAGCGTTGTACGGTATATCGCCTTAACCAAGAAGGGTTCTGGTAACACGTCCACAACTGGCGGGTTCACAACTTTAAAAATCAGGGCTAATAACAAGTACTGGAGGTATGGCGATCCGACTCCAGCGGGGCAGAGCGCGGCAACTGATTTTGAAATGACGTTTAGTCGGTCAAGCGCGATTTATGGGATTGTTGGGAACACATACGACAGCGGAGGTACAGCTACCTACGCATTCCGGTGGACTACAGCTTCTACCAGCGGCGCGGACGATGCCAGTAAAGCGTACCTCGCGTTGCACGGAACCCAGAATGGCGGCTACGTCTCCTTTAAAATAATCTACTAAACTCTAGGAACAGGCATGTATACGAGCTACGAGATACTACACATTGATACAACTGAAGAAATGGTTGTTATTAAGTTTATGGAGGAAGGACGCACTGATTACGTCACTCGTAGGTATTACAAGGACGAGATAAACGATGAAGTCATAACCGCCCTTGTTGAGCATGCACAAGCTGAGGCTTATGCATTTTATAATAGAGACGCTGAGTCTGTAGCTTTCACTCCGTCAAGCTGGGGGGGGACTGTACGAAATCTTGTTATGGGTGATATACCTGACTACAACCCGTCTTTTGAAAAACTAGAAGAATCTTGGGTTGAGACGGAGGAATCAAGAACCAGAGTCTTAACTGTGGTGGAGCTTAATGAGGCTGAGAAAGTCGTGCAGATTCTCGCTAAAAGAGAAGAGCTGCTGGTAGCTACCGATGTCAACGCGCTAAGTGATAGGACTATGCCAGCTGCTTTAATAGAGTACAGGCAAGCCTTGCGGGATATAACTGATCAGGAAGGCTACCCAAACAGCGTCGTCTTCCCAATAGCGCCTTTAGGGTAATCGGCATGGCTAAATTAAAGTACTACGCTCTGTGTTGCAGAAACATGCATGGTACTAAAAGGCACCTAGACTACATACCAAAGGAAGACTTGGTTATTGTCTTAAACTCTTGGGTAGACGCTGAGGGTGATGACGGCGACGAAAATGCCCAGTACCTAGTGGACGCTGAGGCTTGGTGCATTTCTGAGGGTGTTGAGTATTACGTTACTGAAAGTGATGGTACGCCGTCAACGGGAAAGAACTCGGTAATGGAACTGTTTCGTGAGTCTGATAACGACTACATGGTCTTAGTTGACGGTGATGATTTTATTACTCCTCACGGGTTGTGGCTATATAATGAGATAGCCCAAAGCGAATCTCCACCAGACGCGATTGCTTTGGAGTATCAAATTGGCTTGCTCGCATCAGAAGAATATAAAGGTGCGCCGAAATTCCTTAACCCTGTAAACATACCTGCGTTCGCCTACAGAACATTTATGCACAACCATAAATTCTGGCAGGACACTTTAGCCGGAACATACATCCCAGTCCTTGATGAGTATTCGAGGAGGCTTAACGAAGCTCACACGAAGGTGTTTTCTTTCGCACACGCCTACATTAATAACTGGGAGCACCACCTACGGCTAACCTTCTTCTCCAAAAGAGCTGCTTCAGTAGAGTTTTCGTTTGATCCCAATCTATTGGTTGGTGAAGACACCATGCAGTACAACAACTTGAAGTACGCATGGAGCCAAGGTGATATTGATTTACGACACCTGCACGAGCTTTACCCGACGTATGTATATGACCAAAGGCTAGATGGCGTAGTTTGCTACGCGAACAGAAGAGACGAAGACTGGGGTACTGTGGATTGGATGGACGCGCTCGGCGTGGAATATGACAGGGTGGTTGCAGAGGGTAGAGCTGTTACGGAAAAGCCCCCATACGTAGTCTTGCCGGAATTTTCTGCCGACTATGTACCCGACACTGACGGGCTTGTTAACTACCCGCATAAGCCGCCACGGTACTAAACATTTAGCTATGGGAGTAGGAAGTGCAGCTAGTCTTTGCCTTGATGGTTATGGTCAATAGTGAGCTAGACGAGACTGCTACCAGCTATTGGCACGACCTTAATAGGTGCAGATGGTTTGCTGAAGAGCTGACTATTCAGGGTACAAGGAGACGTTATCACACCCCAGTGCATGCATATTGTGTTCCAAAATATGTGAACCCGACCAAGGTTCTGATTCATCACTAGAGGTAGATATGGGAATTCTAGCAACAATATTAGGCAGCGGAGATGTGGTAAGCAAAGGTCTGGATCTGATAGACAGCATGCACACATCAGAAACGGAAGCGATTGAGGCTAAGACTAAAGCTAAGACCGACTTACTAACAAGCTACGCCCCTTTCAAAGTGGCGCAAAGATACTTGGCTTTAATCTTCGGTTTCACATTTGTCTTGTCGTACCTAATGGTGCTGTCCTTGTTTTTGATGGGTGAAGAGATCGGTCCTGTTCAGGAACTTATAACCGCATTCAAAATCGACTGGATCATGCTGACCATCGTCGCATTTTACTTTGGCGGTGGTGCTTTCGAAGGTGTAGTAAACATGAAGAGTAAAAAATAATGACAGGGTTCAAACTACAAACATTCAGCGGTCAAGCGCCAAAGGTCTACGCCCGATTACTACCTGAAGACATGGCGCAGGTTGCTACAAATTGCCGCCTAGATTCTGGTCGTTTAGAGCCTTGGAAGTCTAACGCTCCTTCCAGTCAATCATTTGTGGCTAGCTACTCAGTATCAGCCGCAACTAAAACCATATTCAAATACAGTGACTCTGTCTGGATAGGCAGTAATGACGAGCTGGACATTTCCAGATCTCCTATCGCTGAAGATCAGCACGAGCGTATCTACTTAACCGGCATTGGCGGCGCTAGCGGATTTCCCCGTATGACCACCGCAACTACAGTTGGTAATGGAACCTATTACCGACTCGGTCTTCCAAAGCCTGAAGACATTACGTCAGTAACTTTAAGCCCAGCAACCTCAGCAAACGCTGATACAGAGGTCGCACAGTCTGTTTCGTACATCTTTACCTACGTATCTTATTATGGAGAGGAGGGTGTTAACTGTGACGCAGAGGCAGCACAGGTTGTTGATAAGCATACCGACCAAACTGTAACCCTAGACTTCCCCCCTAATCCATCAGGAAGTTACAACTTTCTTTACAAGAGGGTTTATAGAACAGATTCTGGAGGCACTTACAGGTTCGTGCAGGACGTGCCGATAGCAACTGATACGTTTGCTGATACGGTAGCTGATATTGCGCTTGGCGAAGAGATTCCGACGGTGACGAATGACGCCCCCGCCGATGATGATGCGGAGAAACATAAAGACGGTCCCCTCTTGGGTTTGGTCTCAATGCCTAACGGTATACTAGCTGGATTCGCTGGGCAGACGGTCTCTTTCTCCGAAGCGTTTGAGCCTCATGCATTTCCTGACGAATATAAGCTGACAGTTAAGTCTGACGTTGTAGCCTTATCGCCCTTAAACACTGGGCTTTTGGTCCTGACCAAGGGAAAGCCAGCAATAATTCAAGGGCTAGACCCTTCAAGCATGAGCATGATGGAAATAGACAGCAGTCTTTCCTGCGTGTCTAAGCGGTCTGTTGTTGATATGGGAGAGTTCACAGTTTACGCATCTCCCGACGGGCTGGTGATGGCTACAGATTCTGGTCTTAACTTGGTAACTGATCAGACTTTTACCAGAGACCAGTGGCAGGCTTTCGGTCCATCATCGATCACAGGTTATTTGTGGGAGGGGCAATACATTGGGTTCTACTCTCACGGCGGTGTTAGCAAAGGGTTTATCTTTGATCCGCGAGGCGGGAAAAACGGATATGTTGATTTAGATTTTTATGCCACTGCTGGTTACAACGACCTAGAAGACGACAGTCTATATTTGGTTGTAGGCGGTGCTCTCGTGAAGTTTGCCGAAGGAAGCTCTTTGCAAAATTTCATTTGGCGGGGAAAGAAATTATACAACCCCAGACCAATCAACCCTGCTGTTGCCAAGGTAGAGTGTGACAGTTACAGCCCTAACCCAACTTTTAAGCTATATGCGGATGGGCAGCTTAAGCACACACAAACTGTTACCAACAGTAACACTTTCAGACTTCCCAGTGGCTACAAGGCTAACGAGTTCGAGATAGAGCTAAGCGGTTCTGTACCGATTAACGAGGTGTGTGTTTACGAAAGCTCGGAGGAGATAGGTGCCTAAATTAAATAAGAAGAGCAACATGCCTGTCCCCCAGACTTGGTCGGGACAAGACAAGAGGTTCGGCGAGACGCTAAAGAACAATGTAGATGTTCTGGCTGGCTTTAATGGCGACCCTTTAGATAAAGCAGTGACGATGAGAGCCTTGCTGGATAGCGGGATAGTCAGTCTTGCATCTGGGTACGGCGCGTATTCGGGGGCTAGCGCCTCAATAGCTCCGAGGGTAGATATTCCCAACTTGGATGTCCCTCCAGCTCCCTACAACCTTGCCGCCAATGGTGCCTTCCAAAACATACTTTTGACGTGGAACTTAGCTGGATTCAAGGGTTTTGCTTACCAAGAGGTGTTCCGGCACACATCTGACAGTATAGCCGATGCCACTCTCATTGGAGTAATCTCCGCATCTCGGGGGTTTTATACCGACAGTGTAGGTGAAAGCTCTTCCTACTATTATTGGGTAAGAGCGGTAAATCAGAATGGGTTAGCGGGACCGTTTAACTCATCCGCCGGAACGCTTGGGGAGACTGCTCCCGATGTACAGATTTTGCTTGAAGCCCTTGATGGCGCTATTACTTCTTCAGAGCTAGCTACAGACTTAACGACGCAACTAGATGGCTATGAGGATGATATTGCTGCTCTAGAGACCACCTATGGAACAACTGTTGCGGCAGCTGCAAGTGCAGCAGCAGCGGCAGCAAGTGAAAGCGCAGCGATAGCAGCAAAAGCATCGGCTTTAGGTGCAGAGACTGGGGCAGTCGCGGCAGAAACCGCAGCGATAGGTGCTAAGGACGATGCCGTTACAGCTAAGGTTGCAGCGCTGGCAGCGCAGGCAAATGCCGAGACAGCAGAAGATAATGCCGAAACCGCAGAGACAAATGCAGAGACTGCTCAAAGTGCAGCTGAGACGGCGCAAACAGCGGCATCAACGTCAGCTACTGGTGCAGCCGGTTCAGCGGCTTCAGCATCGACCTCACAAACTGCCGCAGCAAACTCAGCCACAGCAGCAGGATCATCTGCTACAGCCGCCGCAACATCTGAAAGCAATGCAAGCACATACGCTACCACAGCAGGCACTGGCGCTACTGCGTCAGAAACTGCAAAGCTAGCAGCAGAGACTGCTCAAAGTGCAGCTGAAACATCAGAAACGAACGCAGCAACGTCAGCTACTAATGCGTCTGGTTCGGCATCTAACGCATCTACTTCTGCGACTACCGCAGCTAACTCTGCTACAGCTGCCGGAAGTTCTGCTACTGCGGCAGCTTCAAGCGCTAGCGATGCCAATACATATGCGACCGACGCGGGCACGGGTGCATCTGCATCTCAAGCCGCGAAACTTGCTGCGGAAACAGCCGAGTCAAATGCAGAAACAGCTGAGACCAACGCAGCAGCTAGTGCGACAAGTGCGGCTGGATCAGCATCTTCGGCTTCGACCTCTGCTACAACGGCAGCTAACTCTGCTACGGCTTCTGGAAACTCTGCTACTGCGGCAGCAACTAGCGCGACAAATGCAGCCACATCCGCCACTTCAGCAGGCACATCATCCACTGCTAGCCAGACCTCTAGACTGGCTGCTGTAGCGGCACAATCCGCAGCCGAAACCGCTGAAAGTGGTGCAGAGGCTGCTGAAACAAATGCGTCCACGTCTGCTAGCGCAGCCCTCACGAGCAAAAACGCAGCAAGCGCAAGTCAAACAGCGGCATCTCAGAGCGCGAGTGCAGCTAACACATCTAAGTTAGCGGCTGAGACAGCTGAAGGTAACGCTGAAACATCTGAAACCAACGCAGCATCCAGTGAAACAAACGCATCAGGCTCTGCCTCTAATGCAGCTACCAGCGCAACCAATGCGGCAACTTCAGCTACGGCGGCGGGAACCTCTGCGACTGCGGCTAACACAAGCGCGAATACAGCTGGGACTAAGGCGACAGAGGCGGGAACCTCAGCCGCTGCTGCACTTGTCAGTAAGACGGCAGCAAGTACGTCAGCATCCGGCGCAGCAACCAGTGCTGGTGCGGCAGCAACCAGTGCCACTACTGCGGGGGCAAGTGAGACAGCTGCTGGTCAGTCAGCTGCTACAGCAACTACTCAGGCAAATACTGCAACTACCAAAGCGGCACAAGCATCTACGTTTGCTAGTAACGCAGCTACCTCGGCGTCCAATGCTGACGGATCTGCAACAGCGGCAGCAAGTACGGTCAATGGGCTAACTGCAAGACTTGATAACGCAGGCGGGACTGGCGTTACGGTTGAGCAACAGTTCTCAGCAAATGCCTCCTCATTGGGGACTCTTGAGGGACAATACACCGTTAAGGTTGACGCTAACGGGGCGGTTGCAGGTTTTGGTTTAGCCAACACGACCACAAGCTCTGGCAACAACACCAGTGAGTTCTATGTCAACGCTGACCGCTTTGCAATTATGGGGGGCGGCTCTAGCACTACAACAATAACTCCTTTTGTCGTACAGGCAACCGCAACTACTATAGATGGAATAGCTGTTCCTGCTGGGGTCTACATGGATGGCGCGTTCATAAAGAACGGATCAATCACCACGGCGCAGATAGGCACAGCCAACATCGACACGGCTAACATCACCGGAACCTTGAGCGCTGACAAAATTTCAGGCGGCTCGATTGACGCTACGACTATAAACATCGAGGGCGTAACGTCTGGTATTAACTTGAAGTCAGCAGCTTCTGGTGCGCGAATGGAGATTACGTCTTCCTCTATCAAGGTCTTTGACGCATCCGGTCAGGTCCGAGTTAAGTTGGGCGTCCTGTAATGACTGTTTACGTTCAGGACTTGGCTGTATCGCAGTATGGTATTCAGTACGCCGGTTCAGTTACCGAAGTTCAGGATCTGGCTGTTGGCGACACCATAACAGCTTCCTTCGACCAAGAGGCTACTAGCAACCAGCAGACCTCCCTACTTGACGTTGAAGATAACGACATTGTGTTTACCTTGGTTAACTGCACGATATCGCCGACGAATGTTAAGAACCGTGGGACGTTTACAATAACCCCCACAAGCTCGGGCGCTGCTTACTCCTGTGTTGGAGTGTTGATTTATTACAGCCCAAGCGGTCAAAGCTATGGTGGTCCCTCTACGGACCATCAGCAGACGACTTTTACTATTAGTGGTGCCTACGGAACGCCACCAATAATGGGACTTCAAGTCTGGCACCCGAGCAACACTACGCTGCCGCGATTAGACACCAAAGATAAGCAGATCATGCACTACGCCACGTACTCGGGAACGATTGCTGCCGGAGCCTCTCCAGTTACGATAACAGTGGGCGGCGGGTATGACATCACTAATGGTGATTGGGGAATTGATGTGACTCCCTGTCACTGGACATTAGGCGTGGTCTCAACGACTAACACTTTCACAGTCAGCACTACCGCAGACTCTGGCTCTCAGCAATGGCGCGTTAATGTTTTTAAGTTGAATCAAGCATGACATATGGCATTCGAGTAGAAAACGAATCGGGGTTTACCCAGATCGACGACACTACACAAGGTTTCCAAGTGTTATCTACCGGCACTGTGGCGGCTAGTAACGCCTACACAATAAATGCCGTGGCGATACCGTCCAGTTATCCAGATGATATTTTAGTTGTGGCTAAGCCTCACAATCCAAATACCAGTACAACTTATGGGCTTTACGCTTCCTATGAGGACTTTACTGTCAGCGGTACTCGGTATCGGTATGCCTATATGAACTTCTCTGTTGGAAGCACTTTCATTGCTACGGAAGCTGTAGACTACGCAATCATTCAGCGTTGCAGTGAGTTCGATGACAGTCTTATTAGTGGTCAGACGCCCCCCAATCAGGGCTTAAATATCTACCAATCCGACGGCACTTTGAGTTTTACATCAGAGCACCCTACGTTCCGAGTGCAAGCCGCTAGACACGAAAACATCACAGCAAGTAACTCTGGGGCAGGCATTTGGTATAACGGCACTAGTGCCGGAGACATAGAGAACATATACGCCTTGGCGATGGGCTACGGCGGATATAAATACAGAACATTTGGTCCAGCAGCAGACCGGCAGTACCAAAGCTCCTCTCGGATACTTAAATGGGATTTTCCTAATAATCGCATCGAGACTGTAATTAGCACCGTCGGCGGGCAAGCTGGGTACACGAGCTTATACACAAAAGTTTGGGAAGGTCATAGAACAGAGATGGTGGGATATATAGTATGAAAAAATTTGCACTCGTCGCAGAGAACGGAGAGGTGGTTAGCATTGTCCATCCCGCTTACGACAATATGTTTAGTGAGGGTCAGCAAGTGGGTACTCAAACAGCGCGGGGTTTCGCCTATGAAGTGTCTGATACTACAGTAATCAACGAATGGTACTGGCGCTACGCTTGGGAGAAGAATAAACCAGAGCGCCCCAGTAATTATTACTACTGGGATAACTACGAGTGGAACCTAAATACTGAAGCAATAGAAGCTGAGGTGCGTTCACTGCGTGACTATAAGTTAGGCAGATCTGATTGGACGCAATTTGCTGACAGTCCTTTATCGGATTCTAAGAAGGCAGACTGGGCATCGTATAGACAGGCTTTGCGAGATATTCCTCAACAGTTCCCTACTGACGCAGACTATGAATCAGTTAACCCTGACGATATAGAAAGCCTGTTTCCCAATGCGCCAGAATAGCTATTATTTTAGTATTTTACTTGATTTTAAAGTATCATAAGGGTAAAGCGGGACTCCGACCCTTCGGAACATCTCAACCCGAATTAGCTACTCGTTAACCAACGAATATAGCTTATAAAACCAAACAACTTAAAGGCAGTGTCTGTGGCTATTGTCGTGCGTAAGCCGTCGTTAGACGACTACAGAGATATCAATACTCTTGGCAGATGGTTCCAAGAAAACAGCAACTTCAAGGGCTGTGGGTGGTCTGACGGAAAAGCGTACGGCTTCGTTAAATCAAGCATATCCCCGTCCTCAGATACCTTCATGTTGGTGGCGGAGGAAGACGGAGAGCTGATTGGATTCTTCTTGGGAAATGTAGTCGAGTACTTCTTCTCTGATGAAAAAATAGCTCAAGAATTGGTGCTCGTTTTCAAGCCAAATAAGCGAAAAGGCATATTGAGAGCGGTTAGCAAAATGGTCTCTAGCTTTTGTTTGTGGGGTGAGGAAAAAAATGTCATTGAGATAGCGGCAGGGATCACCTCAGGTATAGCGGGTGATGGATACCAAATATTATTAGAACGCCACGGCTTTAAACAGGTCGGGGCTTTATTAAAGAAAGAGGTTTAGCCTATGTGTGGTGGTGGCGGAAGCGATCCAAAAGAACAAGAGAGCAAGTTAGCGCTAGCTCAACAAGCAGCTAATGCATTGCAGCGTTACGGTGATGTATTTGTTCCCTTAGAGAATATGTATATCGATGACACTAAGGCAATGTTTGCTGAGGGTGCATCTGATGAAGCAATGGCGGGTGCTCAGAACCAAACCTCTGCTATCTATGAGCAAGGCTTTGGAGACATGCGCGGCGCTCAGTTTCAGATGGGATTAGATCCTAACTCCGGCAGAGCCGTAGGCGAGTCAAACGCCCTTCGTGAAGCTCAGGCTAGAGGCATGGGACTTGCCGGATCAGATGCTGGTCTTTCCTACACGGATGCCGCTTACCAAAACTTAGGTAACGTCATTCAGATGGGTCAGGGCTTACAGACTCAAGCCGTCTCAGGAAACATTGACCGTATGCAAAGCAGCTTAGACAGAGCTGGCGCAGCGGCGAAGAGAGACTTTGCTAACTCGCAGAGCATTGCCTCAATCGCAGGTACTGGTGCTGGTATGGCAGCGGGCTACGGATTAGGGGGTGCAGGCTAATGGGTAGAAGTGCTGCATATGACAATTACTTAAACGCTTTGAGTTCGGAAGCAGCCTACGACGTAGGTAACTTTTACGGCACCGACTCAAGCAATCCATATTCCTCGATCAACCCCAACAGATACAACTACATGAAGAAAAAAGATATGCCGGGCGACAAGCTCTACGCAGATCTAATCCGAGCGCAGACACGGGACTATAACCAACGCTTCGCACCTATCGAAAATTTCATGGCGGGACAAATCACCGCAACAGGGACTAAGTCCTTGGGGGCAGATCTAGATCGCACTCGTTCAAATATGGGCAGTGCTGTGACTAATGTTCAGGGTCAACAGAATCGCGACATGGGTCGAATGGGTCTTCAGGGCAACAGCAATGTAGCCAACTCGACTACGGCTGTAGGCGGCTTAGTAGGCGGTCTTAACGATACAAGATTGCGTGACGCTGATCGTCGCCAATCGCTGCTGTCAGGAAGTCTGTCGGGAATCTCGACGAAAGCAAGGAGTACAGGTCAATGACAATGATTGCGGTAGGGCAAGGCTTACGAGGCATTGCCAATAAAGGTATGTCAGCTGTAGCTAGAGCTGAGTCTGTTGAAGAGCAGCAACGCATGGGCATCGAGGCGCAGAAGACTGCGGCTGAAGCTCAGACTATGGGTACAGGTGCAGGCATCGGCGGAATGGTTGGTGCTACCAAGCTCGCGAAGGCAGGAGCAACGGCTACGGAAGCCGTCGGCGCACTTAACACCTCAATACAAGGCTTAGGAACTGCGGGTCTGAAAGGCGGGAGCCTTACGTTTACTCCCGCGACTGTGGGTGCTGAGACTCTTACCGGTAATTCTGCAAAGTTGGCTATTGATAGCGCAACGACCATAGCCGATGCCGGTGCATTGGTAAACACTGGTGGGACCGTAGCAAGTGGAACAGCGGCAGGCGGAACAGTTGCGGGTGGAACAGCAGCAGGCGGAACAGTTGCGGGCGGAACGGTTGTGGGCGGAACAGCGGCAGGCACCGGAGCAGTAGGCGCAGTCGGCGCGGGAGCCACGGGTTCGGCAGGAGCAGCAGCAACAACCGCAACAACCGCAGCAGCTGGCACTGGGTCTATGGCTTCTTTAGCAGCATTGGCAGGACCAGTCGCTATCGGCTTAGGCGTAGCGTTCCTTCTCAATAAATTATTTTAGGTATATATCATGAGTTTTGCAGACGGATTTAGAAGCGGCTTTGGGCTAATAAGCGATGTACAGGACAGGCAAGTTGCCGAGAGAAGGCTGGACGAGCAGGCTCGGCAAGGTGATCTTGATCGGGAAGCTACGGCTTTATACAGGAAAAATCAGACCGATAATCAGGCTGAGCTAAACCGTATAAGAGGCATCGATGCCGAAGCACGTTCTCTTGCAGCAAAAAACAACGAGACGCAGCTTGGTCTGGATAAGATCAGGATTAATTCTCTGGCTGAGCTACAGGGCGCTCAAGCCGCCGCCGTTAATCAAAAGGTCGGCGCAGAAGATAAGCGCCAGTCGAATATAGAAAAAGAACAAACATTTGCTATAAACGCGCAAGCGTATATAGACCATATAAAGACGGGATCATCGGCTTCGGCTAGAACCCCTGAATGGAATGCTCGTTCAGATGAGCTTTTTCAGTTAGCAAATGGTGGGCTAATGAGTCCGTTTGCCGCAGTGGACCCAGATACTAAATCTAACGGCGTTGCTTTCGGGAAAGTGTTGACGGCAATGCAGGGCGGCGAAGACGCGGGCAGAGAAAACGTGACCCCGATAATTAATACACTGATCCGGTCTAGCAATGAGCGGCAAATTGGCACTGAGCTTACAGCGCAAAACACTCCAAACGCGGGTCACCTAAACGGTAAAGGCTGGAAGATAATAGGAAAAGAAGTCGCCTCTGACTGGCAGATAGTAGACGGAATGTTAACGGGCACTGTTGATGTAACGGTACAAAATGCGGCAGGCGATGTCAGCGTGTATAACGCGCCATTAAGCAGCGGTCGAAGCGGGCAGAAGGTAGATGATGAGGGGAATCCAGTTAACAATCCCGATGGATCACCGGCTACTCCGGCACCTTTAGGTATTGCAACAGACGACCTAATGAAAGCAGCTGCGGGGTATTTTAAATATGCTCAATATATGGGGCAGTTTGAAGATGAAATTTACCAGAGTGCAACCAGACTTTATGACGCACGAAACGGTACGGGAAGCTTAGAAAGCAAAACCAACGCCTATGTCACAAATTTTCAGACTGAATATGCTGTCGGCACTCTGGCGGGAGAACAAAGCCCGATCAAGGGTCTGACAAACGCTGAGCTGGCATCTCCTCAGCATTTTAACAAGCTCGAAAGGTATGCTCAGCACTCTGTTCTCGATCCATCTAAGAATGCAATTAAGCCAACAGGCGCTGCCGAATCACTTCTTAGTAAAGTATCCATGATTCCTGACGTTAAGGAACTTGAGAAAGAGGTGAACGACCAGCTAGGTAGAGGGTTAACCCGATCAGAGCTTTTGCGAGCGCAACAGTATTTTACATTCAATAAAGACACAAAAAAGTTAGTAATGAATCGCGAAGACAAAAAACCGTTCGAGCTATGGAAAAACGAAGTGCTGGGAATAGTTGAGAGGCGGCGCTCTCCAAATCCAAGGGGCAATCGGGGTGGCGGTTATAGCTACCCTTCTGACGAGATGGTCGATTAAGAACACTACCGAGATTTTGATGTATGGCTTTATTTGTCAATAGCAATCCGCTTCAGAACGATGAAGAAATTAAGTACGGTAATAACGATACCGGTGTGCTCAATGAGTTTGCCAAAGGCTTTGGCTCTGGAGTAGATCAGCTACAGGCGCTTGGCGGTGGAGCAAAAGCTCTTGCCGGTTCTGCGCTGGGCATAGACTCGTGGTTTGAAGACGGGATGGATTACTTCAACGAACAAATGGCGGAAGCCAACGAGAACGCTGCTGATGTCGGTAGTCTAGAAGACATTGATGGTATCGGAGATTTCGCCAACTACTCTGCCTTTATCGTAGGCAACATCATACCCAGCCTTATTGGTGGCGGTGGTGTTGGTGCGGTTGGCGGCGCTGCCGCTAAGAAAATAGCTATTAATCAGGGTGCTAAAGCTCTGGTCAAAAAGAACGCTGAAGGAATGGCGAAGAGTGCAGCGTCAAGGCAATACGCACAGTCAGCTGTAGGTCGAGAGGCTTTAGGCAAGGCTGGATTGAAGGGTCAGATGGCTGGCGCTACCGCATTCGGCACTACGATGGGTGCTGGGGAATCCTTTACTAGAATCTTTGACGAGACGGGTGAAGAGGCTGCTGGTCTGGCGCTTGTAACGGGTCTAGCCTCCGGTGCGTTAGACGCCATGACTCCAATGCGAGTCTTGAAGCGTGTCCTTCCACAAAACCTGTACGGTAAAGCTACCCAAGAGATAGCTGAGAACGTAAGTAAAAAACAATCAGTTATTGGTCGCGCATTTAAAGAAGCAGCCAAGGCGTCCGGCACTGAAGGTGTAACGGAAATGATGCAGGAAGTAGTCCAGAGTTCTGCGTTAGAGTTTGTCAGAGGTCAGAGTGACCCTCGCATAGAAGAAGCCTTCATTGATCGGTTATTCGATGAAGAGAACCGATCTCAATACCTTAATGCGTTTGTAGCTGGTGCCATTGGTGGCGGCGCGATTGGCGGCGTTACTGGCGCTGTAACTAAAGACCCAGAGTTAAAGCAAAACCTTGATGACGACGCGCTAAAAGGTGAGCCTACAGAAGGCTCTCCGGAAGTCGCTCAAGAACAGGAACAGGATCAAGATCAAAAT